TGCCATTATAGTTGCATTTTTCCAACTATGTTCTTTACTTACTCCTTGCATTTTTTCTCCTCGCTATTATGTTCATTGGTTTATAAGTACCTAACCCTGGTCCTTTTGCTGTTGCATTGATACCATATACTTGCGTTGGGTACGGTGATTTCATATTACCAATACTTGCGATAGGTCTATGTTGATCGACAGGTATAAATGATCCTATTGCGTTCTTTAATGTTTTGAAACCTTGTACATTACCATTCATCATCTTACGCATTTTTAGTTGTTGACCTTCTTTAAGTTTATTATAAAACTTAACTACTGCTTCTGCCGTTGCAAAGTCAACTTTCATTTTACCACCGTTATCAAATGTGATTTTTTTAGTTTGTTTATCACTAATAATACTTTCTAATACTTTAATGTTTTCATCATGAGCATTAAAAGGACTATCATATAAAAATTCGTTTGCTTGTTCTTCTACTGTTTTATGAGAACCTATGTTTTTAATACTATCTTTTATTTGACTTATAATAGAACCATATTTCTTATCATCTTTAATACCATGTTTTTTCTTTGCCATATTCATGGCAGTTGCATACATGACACTTGTTGCGTCTTTGCCATATCTTTTGACAAACTCTGCTTTCTTAGGTTTTAATTCTTTAACAAATTTCTCTGCGTCTTTTTCTACACTAGGTGGTACCTTGTCTTCTCTGATACCTCTACTAATTTTATGCCATTGACCACCACCCATACGATTGTGTCTTATCGCTCTGACTTCACCAGATTGTGAGTTTTGTAAAATTAATACGCCTTGTGGATTTCTTACTGCCCATTGATATATTGCACGGTGACCTTCATCTTCCATATTAAGATATTTTGACCACTTTTCAAACTTCTTTTTACCTCGTCTGAATATATCAAACAAAGCAGGACTTACGTTAAACTGTTTTGTTTTTCTTTTCTTTACCTTCTTTGCCGTAGGTGGCATAGAAACTGCACCATCACCTGCTACATTAGCAATTTCTTCTTTTTTAGGTTTTAGAGTTTCTTTTAATGCAAGTAACTCACTACTAAAATCTGAAAAACTTTTTGACATTATGCTTCTTCTATATCCTCTATGGTTATTAATAACTCGTCTTTTGTTTTATCATGTATTACCTTATATACATCTTGTCCCATTACACTATCTGTTGGAACTGTATCTGAATATACTGTAACTGTATCGCCTTTCTTACCAATGACTTTATCATCTTCATCAACACCTACATCATTAATTAATTTGTAAGTACCTTTCAATAGTTTATCAGCGAAAGTAATTTCTTCTCTGATCTCACCATCTTCTTCTTCAAGTAAGTCATTGTCTTTTAAGTATTTATAAAACTCTTTTTCAATGAGTTTACCATCACTATCATGATATTCATTTACATGTTCTTTAATTAAGAATAGAGCGGCAGCATAACTCGCCAATCTGGACTTACCACCAGGTAGTTTTTCAATTAATCTCTTTATATTGAAAACTAACCTGTGTAAAATAGTATATGCTTTCCGTTCATCTATTCGCTCAAGTGTCTTGTACTTTCTTAAAACTTTACCGTTCTTATCAATAATACCATACTTAAATGCCTCAGTTTTATCAAAAGGCGTAACTAGTAGTTTCAAGAAACGAAACGTTATGAAAGCGTCTATTGCTGGACTTGCCATTATATTCCTTTTAATTTACCCATAAGTTTTTTATCAATCGACACATGATTTAATTCTGTTTCTATCATATAGTTTAAAAATACTAAAAACGTTTTTAACAAAGACCAATGTTCTTGATTAATCTTGTAGTAAAGTAAAACCTTTACTGCGTCAGGACCAAAAACATTTTGCAATACTATAATATGATTCATGATTAATCTTTCTTTAAGTATGCCTGTTTTACTATATTTTTTAAATAGTCTTTTCAGATACTTAAATCTTTTCATGTCATCATAAAATTCTTTCTCACCTACCGCTTGTGGGTTGTCATACTCTTTTATTGCAAACATAAGGACATTATCCTTATTCAGTCTTTCAAATCTCATTGATCTATGCTAATTCTGCGTAGACCTTACATGCTCCGTTATCTAATGTTTCGTATTTCAACTTTAATTGTCTTTTTACGCCGTCATCATTATAAACTTCACCTGCAGGTTCGTCACCTGTTTTGCCATATGTACCACCAAACTGTGATAAAGGAATCGAAACTGATCCACTTTTATCTGACATCTCTGGTAGTTCCCCAACCATCTCAACACCTAAACCATGTAACTTACTTCTTAAATGATTTACAGCGGCATTAGGGTTAATATGTTCCATGTCTGCAATAGAACCAACAAAACGATTTATTCTTGCAACTATTTCGTCACTTCTTAAATCGTTTAAATTTAAATCACTATCACTAGGAGCATTGACTGGAGTAGGTTTATTTCTAATCTCACTTATGTTTTGAAATTCTTTAAATGATTTCATCTAACATCTCCTTGCTTTCTTTCAGGTCATCACCCATGATTTCCTGTATTACTTTTTTCTTCTTCTTTTTCTTTGGTTCCACCTTAACTTCTTGTTTAGGTTCTACCTTCACTTTTTCTTTGTATGGTACCCCACCGGCACCATATCTAATTCTATATTCTTCACTCATTTACAACCTCCACAGGTTTATCACCTTTATCTTCATTATCTTTTAATAATTGTTCACAAAGTTGTACTGCACCTGATATTGCGTTTAGGTCAGCGTTTGCTTGTTTGATTGTTTCTGAGGCTACTTTAATTCTTTCTTGAACAACTAATTTGTTATTATTTAATTCTTCAAGTTTCGATTCAATTGTTTTTATATCTATCATATTATCTCCATAGTAATTGGGTGCCCGAAGGCACCCTTATACATTATGCTAATGTTGCACCTTCTTTAGCAACAACATACCATTTACTGTTTGTAAATAAACAGATAACGGAATCACCTACGTTTGTAAGTGTAATTGTTGAGTCGTTAAAGTTTGTTGGTGTAATAACACTTGAACCACCATCAGTTACATGAATGATAAATTTCAATTGTCCTTCAACACCGTCTGCAAGAGTTAATGCTTGAGAAGCACCTGTAGATGTTACCTCTGTGATTGCTGATACAACATCAACTGCACCTGCACCTGAAAGTGCCTGTGTTAAACCAAATACTGGCGTTGCGTTGATTTGTACGTTGTCAGCAGAAGCGTCTACTAAAAAGGCAGTAGAGTAAGAGTTAGTCTCTGCTCTAAAGTCTGTTTGACCACTTGCTTCGTTGATTACAACTTCTCTATTTGCACCGTCAACTCTAAATGCTTCTTCATCATCATTTGATACGATAAAGTCAGAATCCGTAGCGTCACTATTAATAGTTACGTTAGAACTTGCACCTGGGTTGATTGCTACTGCAACTGGTATATTTGCAAAAGCAGAAGCGATTGATATTTTTTTGTTGATTGGTGTTCCTGATGGATCATCAATAACATGTAGTAAGTCAGCACTTGCTAAGTTACCTGACCCTAGGTCAGTAAGTGCCGTGATTTTTTTGTCAGCCATTTTTATCTCCTATAAACCCTCTCGGGAATGCTACTGTGAGTACGCATATGCTTAACTCACATCATTGTTGTGAGGGCGAATAAATCGCCCTCGATTAATTTATTATGCCGCCACAGTAATACTACCTGCCGCTGTACCAATAGCAGAACTATTAGTAATTGTTGCGTTAGTAGTAGATGTTGCAACATCTTTAATTGTACCTGAGTTTAGTGCCGTTGCGTTAGCACCAATAACTAATATATCACCTGCATTTGTAGCAGCGTTTGCCGCAGCAATTGTACATCTGAATATTAATTCGTTAGTACCTGTACCAGATAGATAATTCGCTAAGTGCGGACCTCTTCCAGAACCAGAACCTTGGTTACCGTTAGTGATTGATACTCTCGGTGTACCACCAGATGTTGATACAACAACTGGTTCGTTAAATCTAACTCTTACGTCAATGTTACCACCATCTGATTTATCAAATGATGTTGTAATAAACTCTATTTGTGTAATATCAGCAGCACCTAGTGAAGCAGATAGTCCGCCTATAGCGACCAAAACTTCTTCGTCTGCTGAGGTGTTGTCGTTTCCTGATAATGCTGAACCCGCTTCTCTTACCCAACCTTTTGTGTTAGCAAAGACTTCTTTTTTCTCTGCTGTAGTAAGGTTCTTAGGTTTGGATTCGTCACTATCACTTGCTCCCCATAGTCCCATTTTGTTTCTCCTTATTAATAAGTTTAAGTTATATAACTTTAACTATTTATAACCTAACTTCTTTAAGTCAGATATTACTTGATTTGCTGACTTATATAAGATAGGTATACCTTTATTTTGTTTCCATTCTTTAGTATTCTTAGGAAAGTCGTCAATCAAAACATTCCCGTTTGCGTAAACTCTTTTTTCTGTTCTTCTTACTAGATGTATTCTACTTGCGTCTGTAAGTTTAGTATTTCTTTGTAACCACAACTGTTTACCTCTGATACTGTTCTTATCAAAAGGTGTATATGCTGATAGAATATGTGGGTTAAACTTCCTGATATAGAACCATAACTTTTGACCATCTTTAGTCCAAGGCAATGTAGGCCAAAACATAGGATAGTTTGATATAGGTTCCCATTTAGGTTGAGCGTTTGGTGCCTTTATCCAGTCATTAAGATCCGAGTAACCTGCCATTTGCATGGGTCCAGGCATACTCGGGTCCTTAGACTTTAATTTAAACATGTTCTCTATGCCTTTGCGAAAGTCACAAAGAACGCCGTCCATGTCACAGTATATAGTAGGGAGACTATCTGCTTCTTGGACTAGTGTTATTCCTCGAATAGTCTCCGCCAAAGCGGAGTATTTCATTACTTTTTACTTTTTCTCAACATTGCGAAATCTTTTCCGTCAATGTCGCCGTCTTTGTCTTTATCTAATTTCTTTTGACCGCCTACTAATTTTTCATCAACTTCTTTATCTTCTTCTTTACCTTTTTCTTTTGCTTTAATTGCTTTTTGTAAAGCAGGAGGTAACTTCTTTTGTGCAGCGGTTATTTCATTTTGTTTTGCTTCAGGTGTGTAGAACATGTCTTTGATTGTATCTACTAAAGATTTTACTTTACCCATTTGAGCATTTTCGATTTCTTTATTTAAATCTTCACCATGCACTTTGACAGGTGTATTTTCACCTTTAGCGTCATCTTTGTTTTTCTTTCTCATATCTTTAGCAGTATTTTCGTCATCTTTGTGCCCAGGTTTATGAGTTGCTTTCATCATCTTGCCTTCTTTAGCAAGTTGTTCTTTTGCTTTTCGTGCCTCTACTGCTGCACTATCAGCAACTTCAGGTTTACCACCTTGTTGTTCGTTTTGTTTATTTGTGATATCTGCAATCACGGATGCTAGAGACCCTTTCTTTGGTTCACCAAAGTATGTAGGATTCCAACCTTGTATTCTTTTACTCATTTTCTTCTCCCTATAAGTCTGTGAATTTAATTTTACCACGAGGCATTTTTATGCCAAACTTATCTCTGACCATATCTACTACCTCTGGTGGCATAAAATAGTTTAACATGTTTGCTAAACTTTGTTTTTCTTCTTTTGACCCTCTCATCATATTTGATATTCTTGCTAAAACTTTAGGGTCAATACTTTTAAATTTACCTTTTTGTTCATCTACTTCTTCAGCAAATAATTCTACATAAGGTAAAAAATCTTCTGGCAATTGTTTCCATTTCATTCCATGATACATAACTAATGCTGCCTTTGCACCTGTAGTTAAAACAGGTATATCTGCTTTTACTAATTTTAATAAGTTTGCCTTAGGAAATCTTTTCATCATACCACGCAACTTCTTAAATTTATCAGGATTGATACCGGTTTCTTTACCTCTTAAACTTTCATATTCTTTTCTTAATCTTTCAATTTGTTTGTCAGTAAATTCTTCTAAATCAGTTTCTTCTTCAACACGTTCAACTGCAAGTATTTGAGGTCTAAACTTCTTTACAATCATTTTATGAACTTTTGTAAAGTCATCTTTACCAGCGTCAAACACTATGATACCTTTATTTTCTTGATCTGAATTAATATCTAGATTTCTAGGCACACCAGTATTCATTGCTTGAACAAATCTTACAGCGTCAACTGCTTGTTTAGAGTTTCTAAATTTGTATTCTATATACTCAACTTTTTCTTCTAAATCTGTATCCTCATCAGACTTTTGAATATCTTGCATTTGTTTTTTCAATACTGCAAGTTTCTTTATCTTGTCTATTTTCTTTTTTGCCTGATCGATAGGATCTTCTTGTTCACCCTCTTGTTCTTTAACTAATTTTTGAATTTCTTTACCTGCAATATAATCAGGCAATACTTTTTCTAAAGACTTTTCTATGTCCATAGACCTCATTACATCTCTTTTGAACTTGTCAGCAAACCCCTTCATCTGCCTGTCTTTTTTCATCTTTGCAATGACTTTATTAACTTTCATTGAAAGGTCTTTCATTCTGCCTTCTTGCGCTTGCATTTCAGACAATATCTGTGCCATTGATTGATTATATCTCATTTTTCTCTCCATTGTACTATTTATACTAATTGTCTACTTTAGCGCCTGCACGCCATTGATAACATGACCAATATCTTGCTTTGTATTTGGGTCCTGGGTTATCACAGTTATGTCTGGCACGAAAGTTTGCTCGTCTACCAGGATCATCTCTTTTGATTTCCATGTTTGGATCACCAAATCCTAACTTGATTACATTGCCTTTTTCATTCTTTACATAAACATAAAACTTCTTTTTACCGTCACTAGAACGAGTTGGGTTATTTAATTCTACTTTTTTACCTTGATACTCTGCTTCTGTAATCTCTAAGTCTTCATATAAATCACAGGACTCACAATAGTCATCTATGCGTTGTACCTCTTGTAATGATTTTA